AAATTCTTAAGAAGTAATTTATTCTTAAGCTTCTATAACCGTCAAGCATTATCAACCAACTAACTAAATTAATACTAGTTAACACATTAAAGCCCTTAGGATCTTTAGGATCTTAAGGGCTTTTTTTATATCCTTAATTAATATCAATCATTGCTTAGTTTACATTGTGGAGCCTTAAGGGTTTATAGGTACAAATTTTTACGATCCCTCCAGTACTTAAAAGTGTTAAGTACTTATTTTTAAATGATCTTAAGTAAGATCTAATTTATTTTTAATGTTACCTAAGATAGATCCTAAGGAAACCTAAGGGAAACTAAAAGAAACACAGGGGGACACAGGGTGCATGGGGGGTGTGGGAGGTATTCATATACCCACTCAACCTAAAAATACCAAAAAGCAATGTTAACTACCATCGAGCCATACACTAGGGAAATTATTCAAGTATTATCCTGGCTATTCCTTAAGGTATCCTTAGAGGTGATTTGTATATTTCTCTGTAGTATAGATGTAAAACCCCCCGCAGTACCCTTAGGTACTATTATACAGCTCCTTTTCGATTTTGTCAAATGATTTATTAAGACAAATTGTCGCACCTAAAAATATTGCTTGACAAAATCCCATATCATGTGTATAATAGAATCAGGTGCACATTAAAAGGACACACACGAACACAACGCATACGACATGCACAAAGGGTCATCACTAATCTCCACCAATAACTGGGAACACCCTAGGGTTCCCTTTAACATTAAGGATAATCACATATGGCTGCACCACTAATATTTTTAGGTTTACGAATTCTTCCGTATATTATTACACGGGGAAGTTCTGTCCTAAGAATGGGGTATCGTGTACTCGGAGACCAACGAATTAAATCAATCGCTCAACGAGCTTTTGGTAAAGATAAGTTTATTTCTAAATCAGCAGATCTCTCTAAACTTGCAGGTAAGGGAGAACAAGTAAAAGTACTTGATTCAAAGATGATAGCTAATTTAGTAAAAAACAATAAGGTTAATCCTACTGAGATAACAGCAAATGCAAATGCTATTGCAAGAGGGACAAGTAAATATGTAAATATTGCTCCTTCTCGTACAGCAGGAAATATACCTATTAAGAATCCTATTGAATCTTTCTTTAATGTAAAAATAACTCCTAATATCACAGGAACAAGTAAATTTATTACTGCAGAAGGAAGTACAGGAAGAGCTTTAGTAACAAAAGAACTAGTAAAAGCAGGAAAAATTAAAAAAAGTTCAGTTGAGAATATTGGAATAACTAAAGGAAAGCCTTTTACACCAACTACACAATCAAAGGTTAAAGATGTTGCTGTTGTAAAAGAAGTAACCGAAAGACCTTGGTATGTAGCAATGGTACCTCATTTCTTAAGAACTTCAAAAGAAACTCTAAAAAAAGATGTTTATCCATTTGAACGAGTAACCACAGAAGGTTTAACAAGAGGGGGTAAATTTGTACTAGGAGCAGAAGCAACAGGGGTAGCTTATGGGGCGATGGCTGCATTACCTCCTTATGATAAAAAAGCAGTTGCTTCAAAAAGAATAACTGACCCTGCAGCAATGTTTGAGACAGGAGAAGGAACAGGTGAAGTCGGTGGAGAGTATGAACAATTAACAACAGGTTCAGCAATTTCATTAGCAGATACAGATGCCCAAGGAAACTTCGTTGATTAGTTTCGATCCTAAGTATATTAAAAATCTCCCCTTTAAAGAATTAATAGAATTAATAAATGCCAGACACGGATTCTACTATAATCAAGACTCCAAAAAAAAGCTTGACCGAGCAACAAGAAAGTTTTCTAGACGCATTATTCGGGGAAGCCAAAGGAGATCCAAAAAAAGCTGGGGAGTTAGCAAAGTACTCAGACCATTCGTATCCTAAAGTTCTTAGAAACTTAAGATCTGAGATTGTCTCAAGAGCAGAGAATTACTTAGCAACCCATTCAGCAAAAGCAGCTACTAAAATGGTAGATATGCTTGAAGAAGATGGAACAACACCTCATGCGAGTATTCGTATGGAAGCTGCGAAACAAATCCTAGATAGAATTGGAATTGCGAAGAAAGAAAAAGTTGATATCAATGTTAGAGCAATGCATGGTTTATTTATTCTTCCTTCGAAAGATGCGATTAAGAAAGTAAAACCTATTGATGAAAATAAAGAAAGTCTCTAGAATTATTCCTTTTGGATATAAACAAAGTGACGATCCTTCATCCTTAGAATCAATTCCTTCAGAATTAGAAGCCTTAGATCAAGCAAAGAAATATTTAGAAACCTGCTCTTATAGAGAAGTAGCAGAATGGTTACATAGAAAAACAAATCGATATATCTCACATGTCGGACTCAGAAAAAGAATCCAAAGAAATATTACCACCGAAACCCAAGAAAACGGTCCAAGCGAAAGCAAAGAACTCGGTTCAGGAGATATTAAAGCGGTCTAGAAAAAAGGTAGCCACCGCAGAACAAAGTTTAAGATCCGCAAAGCGATCAGCAGAATACTTAAAAGATAAATATAAAAAAGTTAATTCTGCATTACAAGGAAAGGAAACTCAAATTATTGAGAAAGATATAATTGATACTGTTTCTCCTAATATTAAAGAACATTTAAAACAACAAAATGTTATCTTTAAACCTAATACAGGTCCACAAACAGAGTTTCTAGCCTCATCAGAACGAGAGGTTTTTTACGGAGGAGCAAGAGGAGGAGGTAAGTCCTATGCGATGTTGGTAGATCCTTTACGATATTGCCACAGAGAAACGCATCGAGCACTTCTTCTTAGACGCACAATGCCTGAATTGAGAGATCTTATTAATCATTCTCAACGTTTATATAGTAAGGCATTCCCAGGAGCAAAATGGAGAGAGCAAGAAAAAGAGTGGAGATTCCCATCGGGAGCAAAAATAGAGTTCGGGTACGCAGAGAACATGACAGACGCTTTACGTTACCAAGGTCAATCCTACACATGGATCGGAATAGACGAACTGCCACAATATCCTTCGCCCGATATATATAATTTTTTAAGATCCTCTTTACGATCAGTGGATCCCGATATCCCTGTGTTCATGCGAGCCACAGGTAACCCAGGTAACATTGGTTCACAATGGGTGAGGGAGATGTTTGTCGATCCTTCTTTTCCAAATATCGCTTTTGATATTAATATTGATACTCCTGTTGGTAGAAAAGTAATTACCAGAAGATTCATACCAGCAAAATTACAAGATAATCCCTACTTGATGCAGACCGATGATTATTATGCGATGTTGGCATCATTACCTGAAGTACAAAAGAAACAATTTTTAGAAGGAGATTGGGATGCATTTGAAGATTCTGCGTTTCCTGAATTTAATAAAAGTATTCACGTGGTGGATCCTTTCGAGATTCCTAAAGGCTGGCAAAGATTTCGTGCTGCCGATTGGGGCTACAGTTCTCCTGCTTGTGTACTTTGGTTTGCTATTGATTATGATAATAACCTATGGATCTATCGAGAGATATATACCCAAAAGATTACGGCAGATGTATTTGCACGAAAAGTCTTAATGGCGGAAAAAGATGAATATATCCGTTATGGAGTTTTAGATGCAAGCACATGGGCAAAACGGGGAGATATAGGACCAAGTATTGCTGAAACTATGATTCGAGTAGGTTGTAAATGGAGACCTTCCGATCGTACCCCTAAAAGTAGAATCAGTGGTAAATTAGAAATTCATAAACGACTAAAAGTAAGTGAAGATAAAAAGAAAGAACCAGGAATTAGAATTTTTTCAACCTGTAGAAATTTAATTAGAACATTCCCTCTCTTACCTTTAGACGATAATAATCCTGAAGATATTAATACGGATGCAGAGGATCATGCTTATGATGCATTACGTTATGGGTGTATGAGTCGACCAACACATACAAGTTATGCTAGACGATTTAGCTCACCAACAAAACCACAATTTATCCCCGCAGATCGAATGTTTGGATATTAAGAGTGTCAAAAGAAAAATTACCTGAAATAGATAAAAAGAATTTTCCTTATAAACTTGTTATAGTTGCATGGGAAGATATTGTTTCATCATCAGATTGGGAAAATCTTAATAAAATTAAAAAAGCGAAGACTGCAGTTTGCTATAGTGTAGGATGGTTAATGGCAGAGACAACAAAGACAACGGTG